AATACGCCCGTACCACCGCCGCCAAGCGCAAAGGTAAAGCGCAAGGTAAGCAATTTGTCCCGCAGCCTAAAGGCGTCAAAGAAAAAGTAAGACCGCATCGTAAGAGAGGGATGTAAGTTGAACTGGGGTGAACTGTTAAAGATGGTGATACCGATCTTGGTGGTCAGCATTGGCTGGCTGCTAGGTCAGGTGTCGTCCTTTAATAGCCGCCTCATTTCACTTGAGTCCAAGATGCCCGCACTGATTACGAGCGAAGGTACGCCCACTGACTCTCCCATATCTGCTGAACGTCGGCAGAGAATGAAGGAAGAGATTCAGAAAGAAATGAACGATCTCAACGTCCGTGTGACGTTGATTGAAGAGAGACAGAAACGATAATGGATACCGTCGAACTTTTAATTAAGGCGTGGCCCATTTTCGTAGGGTTTATAACTCTAGTTGTTTTGCTTGCCAAGATGGATAACCGTCTTGGAACGGTTGAAGAAAAGATCAAGACTATTTTTGAATTGATTAACAGGAAGATGGGACGCTAATGGTAGACAAGACTACAGCGACTACAGACTTCAACCTCGACCTCAATACGATTATTGAGGAAGCCTTTGAGCGTTGCGGGTCTGAATTGCGTACGGGTTACGACTTCCGTACGTCAAAGCGTAGTCTTTCCTTGTTGCTGATGGATTGGGCTAACCGGGGCATCAACCTCTGGACGTTGGAGCAAGGTACTAAAACGCTGACTTATAACGTCGGTACGTACGATCTACCGGTAGATACGGTTGACTTGCTTGACCACGTGATTCGCACAGGTTCCGGTACTAATCAGCAAGACATCAACATCAGCCGTATTTCTTCCAGCACGTACGTTTCTATCCCCAACAAGAATGCAACTGGTCGGCCCATTCAGATTTGGATCAACCGCCGTACTGGTGCTACGGGGGCCGATGACGTTGTGGTTTATCCACAATTCACCGTATGGCCCAAACCGGATAACACGACTACGTGGACGCTTTACTACACCCGCCTGCGCCGAATGTTTGATCCGGGTACTGGCGTGAATGGGCAAGATGTCCCGTTCCGTTTTCTCCCCTGCATGGTAGCGGGGCTGGCCTATATGTTATCCATGAAGATTCCCGGTGCAGAGGCTCGCACTCAAATTCTGAAAGCCCAGTACGACGAGGCTTGGGACTTGGCGGCTGGCGAGGATCGGGAAAAGGCAGCGGTGCGATTTGTTCCGCGTGAGAGTTTCTTGGGTGGCTACTAATGCCAAACAGGTTTGCAAGTGGCAAGAACGCCATTGCGGAGTGCGACCGGTGTGGATTCCGGTACAAACTTCGTCAGTTAAAGTCTTTGGTGATCAAGACCAAGAATGTGAATATCTTGGTCTGTCCGGAGTGTTGGGAGCCTGATCAGCCGCAGTTGTCACTGGGCCTTTACCCGGTGGACGACCCGCAGGCACTTAGGAACCCCCGTCCAGACTTGAGTTATTATGCACCGGGGAACGACGGTGCAAACGGTAGCCGAGAAATCCAGTGGGGCTGGAACCCTGTTGGTGGCTCCCGAGCATATGATGCAGGGCTGACGCCTAATACGTTAGCCCCGGCAGGTGAAGTCGGAACAGTGACGGTCGTAACGACCTAGGAGACTGAGATGGATATGAAGGCAATGCTGAAGAAGCATATGAAAAAGGGCAAAGGTGCCCATCCGGACGCGAATGTGAAGAAGATGCGTGCTGGTGGTAAGACCAACAGCGAAATGAAGAAGTACGGGCGTAACATGGCGAAGGTGATGAACCAACGCAGCCCGATGCGCGGCTCTTCTGGCCCGAGGTAATAAACATGGGTAAGCCTGATTTTCAGTTTTTGCCGTGGAGCGATGACCCCATTGGCAAGTACAAGCAGCCTGAGCCGAACAACGACTCGACGGGTCGTAACGGCTATCCGGAAACGGATGTAAACAAGGGCGTGACGCACATGGACATGCAGGGTGCGGGTGCGGCGACAAAGGGTAAAAAGTTCGTGTCGCAGATCAACCTTGAGATGAATGGCAAAGTCCGGGCAGGTTGGACTCCGTGAACTATTCGCAGTTAGTTTCACTGATCGAGCAGTATTGCGAAACTACGGAACAGAGTTTCGTAGACAATATTCCTACGTTCGTGCAACTGGCTGAAGAACGGATTTACAACTCCGTTCAGATCCCGGCTATCCGTAAGAATGTGACTGGCACGATGACGGCAGGTTTCCAGTATTTCCAATTGCCGTCTGATTGGCTTTCAACATTTTCCTTGGCAGTTATTGATCCTACGACCGGTGATTATGAGTACCTGCTTAATAAGGATGTGAACTACATCCGTGCAGCGTACCCACCGCCCAACAGCACGGGTAAACCAAAGTATTATGCGATCTGGGATGATACGTCCATGATTCTTGGACCCACCCCGGACGTAGCGTATACGGCGGAACTTCACTACTACTATTACCCGGTGTCTATCGTGACGCATGGTACGTCTTGGTTGGGTACCAATTTTGAAACCGTATTGCTCTACGGTTCGATTCGTGAAGCCTACACCTATTTGAAGGGTGAGCAGGACATCATGAATTACTATGAGCAGAAGTACCAAGAATCACTGGCACTTCTCAAACGTCTTGGCGACGGTCTTGATCGTCAGGATGCGTATCGTTCTGGACAGGTTAGGATTCCCGTATCATGAGTTTTGCAGCGGGCATGGAAGTTGGTAACGTGTTTGTACAGACCACGAGTAATCGTGGATACACGGCTGAAGAAATCGCAGAACGAGCGGTAAACCGCCTTCGTCGTATTGAGACGGAGGAAGAATTAAAACGGGTGCTGACAAAGTACCTGCAAGAGGCGCAGGATTCCGAAAGGATGAATGCACGGCGTACTTTGGTTAAAAATGGTTTTGCTGATGCGGCTTCGCATTTAGGAGATTGACATGGCTATTTCTCAAGCAATGGTGACTTCGTTCAAGGTAGAAATCCTTGACGGCGTTCACAACTTTGGTACTGGCGTTATTCGCGCTGGAACGGGTGCGGATACGTTCAAGATCGCGTTGTACACTTCTTCGGCTACGTTGAGCGCGGCTACCACTGCGTACACTACGTCGGATGAGGTGTCTTCGTCGGGCACGAACTACACGGCGGGCGGTCAGACGTTGACGATCTCGCAGGTGCCGACTTCGACGGGTACTACTGCGTGGCTCGACTTTGACGACATTACGTGGGCTTCGGCTACGCTGACGGCAAACGGCGCTTTGATCTACAACGCTACGCAGAGCAACAAGGCTGTTGCGGTTTTGGCGTTTGGTGCAGATAAGACCTCGACGGCTGGTAACTTTACCATCCAGTTCCCGGCTGCTGCTTCGACGACCGCCATTCTCCGCATCGCCTAAGTAGGTTGCGTCCGTGGCTGACGCAATCGTTGCCTTTGAAGGCTGGAACGCATCTGGCGTAGGCTGGGGCGACCAAGGCTGGGGCGTAGGACATTCTGATGTTACCGCGACAGGTGCGGTAGGAACTCTTTCGTTTTCGCTTGGCGTTACAGTTTATCCAAACGGTGTTTCGGCTACGGGCGCGGTTGGCAGTGTCACGATTGCTGCGGATAACAACGCTCTTGTTAGTGGCGTTGGAGGTATCGGTGAAGTTGGCGATGTCTTTGAGCGCGGCGCTGCCGTTGTCATTGAAGATAGTGTCACGGGTACGGGTGAAGTTGGTGATGTCACTATATTCATCCAATATCTCATACCGGTCACGAGCGTCACAGGTACAGGACAACTTGGTACAGTCTTCGTTGTAACTGATCAGGTTCTTACAGTTACCGGAGTTTCGGGCACTGGAGAAGTTGGAACTGTAGTTGTTGCAGCGGGTATTAACGTCTATCCGACAGGCGTTGCAGGTACTGGAGCAGTAGGATCGGTTGGTGTAGTTACCGATCAGGTTCTTAGAGTCACTGGGCTTTCGGCTACTGGTGCTGTTGGAACAGTATCGCTTTCGCTTGATTGCAAGTTCTCGGTTACGGGCGTTGGAAGTACGGGTGAAGTCGGTACGGTAACGGTTTTCCTAGAAAAGGTTGTACCGGTTACAGGCGTTCAAGGTATCGGCGAACTTGGAACGGTAAAAGCCGTTGCTGGTGCAAATGTTATAGTTCTCGGCGTTTCTGCAACTGGCTATGTCGGTTCGCAGTCACCTGCTGTAAACGTATGGGGTTTGATCAATACAAACCAGAGCGCGAACTGGACCCAAATCGCGGCGTGAGGTAATCAAAAATGGCTAGTACATATTCAACCAACCTTGCTATCGAACTGATCGGCACTGGCGATCAGGCAGGGTCTTGGGGTAACACCACTAACACCAATCTGGGCACCCTGATTGAACAGGCCATTTCGGGCTATGTCACGCAGGCGATGACCACCGGTAACACTACGACGATCACGATCCCGAACGGTGCGACGGGCGTGGCGCGTAACATGTATATCGAGATGACGGGCACGGGCGGTACTAATACCTTCCTAGTTGTTCCCGCCAACAAGAAACTTTACTTCATCTACAACAACACCACGGGCGCGGTGACGGTCAAAGTCTCGGGCCAAACCGGTGTGTCGGTTGCTGCGGGTGATAAAACTATTCTTGTGTCAAACGGTACGGATGTTGTTTCAGCAACTACGTTCCTTACAAGCGTTCCAAGCAGTCTGACGGTTACTACTCTTACTGCCACTTCAGCCAATATTACGACTCTTACGGGTACGTCGGCTGATATTACGACCATTACCGGTACGACGATTGGTACGACGGCTACGACTCAACTCAAAGGCGCAAGTGCAACGATCACTACGCTTACGGGTACGTCTGCTGATATTACGACCATCACTGGCACGACGATTGGTACGACGGCTACGACTCAACTCAAGGGTGCAAGTGCCACTATTACCAACTTGTCGGGTACGAGTGCCCAGATCACTACGATCACGGGTACCAATATTGGTACGTCAGCAACTACTCAGTTGCAAGGCTTGAGTGCCACGATTACGACACTTTCAGGTAGCAGCGCCAACATTACTACGGCAACGCACGCAAGCGCCAATATCACGACGCTGACGGGTACAAGCGCGACAATTACCAATATCCTTGATGGGCTTGGCTTGGTTCGTACTATTCCGCAAGTTAGTAAGGGCGCTAACTACACGCTGACCACGGCAGATAACGGTACGCACATCAACTTGACTGCGGGCATCATTACGGTACCTAACAATACGTTTAGTGCTGGTAACGTCGTTACTGTGTATAACAACTCAACCGGTACGCTAAGTTTGACGATCTCAACGACTACGGGTTATGTGGCGGGCACTAATACTAGTAGAACGGGTTTAGCCCTTGCTACTCGTGGTGTTGCTACGATTCTGTTCATCAACCCTTCGGCTTGTGTTGTTGCAGGCAATGTGACCTAAGGAATTAGTATGACTAGCCAACAACTTTTACTTCGTAGTTATGGTGTAGCAGCACCGACTTCTGCTGATTTTTTAATTATTGCTGGTGGGGGCGATGGCGGTGGTGGAATAAGTGAAAGTGGTGGCGGTGGTGGCGCTGGATATACGGTTGGCACTTTGTCTATTACTGTTGGTACCACTTACACAGTTACTGTTGCTGGTGGAAGTGGCAGTTCCGCATTAGGGCCATATTCTGCTAGTGGGGGAAGCACGGGTAGCGCGTATCCAGACCCTCTTGCTGGCGGGTCTAGCGGTACTGGATATTCACAAGCAGACGGTTGTGGAGGCGGTACTGGCGGTAACGCCTTTTTTTCTGACCCTCCCGGTTTATATGTTGGTGGCCCCGGTGGAACTTCCCCCTCTTATTTCACCGGTGGTGGTTACGGACCATTTGGCGGCGGCGGTGGCCGCGGATTTAGTAGTAGTTACTATCCCGGTGGTGGTCCAAATATTTTTCCTAATGGAGGGTCACCAAACGGAGGTGGCGGTGCAGGACTTGCGCCTTCTGC